GCGAGGCGGTGACCCGCGAAAAACGAGTTTTTTGCGGATTTCAGTTGAATTCCGGGCACTTTTACGCACTCCGGGGTGTTGCGCATCTGCGAAACTCGCTTGGATGTCGCTGCCCTCCTCTGTTACGCGCCATGGCGGCGCCCGCGAGGGCGCAGGACGCAAGCCGAAGGCGCTCGCCGACGAGGCGGCCGACCGTGCGCAAGAAGCGGGGTACCTCGACTACGCGATCGCGAAGGCGAAGAAAGAGACGTACCTCGCCGAGCTTGCGCAACTCGAGTTCGAGGTCAAGACGCAGGCCAAGATCGACCGCATCGCGGTGCGCGAGGCCGCGGCCGCCGCGCAGGCAGCGTGCGCGCAGGCATTGCGCGCAATCCCCGACACGGTCGAGCGCAAGTTCAACGTCGCGCCCGAGATCGCCGCGGAGATCGGCCTGCTGATCGACGCCGCGATGGACGAACTCGCGACCGAGCTCGAGCGCATGGGTCGCGATGGCTTCTGACGACGACGCCTTCGCCACCGCCCTCGCCGACATCTGCAGTTCCGCGTCGGCGTGGCGCCCTCCGCGCCGTGTGACCGTAGCTGAGGGCGTGGCCGACGCCATGGTCATCAAGCAACCAGGCGGCCCCACGGAGCACTGGTCGTCCGACCCGACGCCGTACATGGTCGAGCCCATGAACCTCTTGGCGTCTCGGCGCCACGAGGCCGTGGTGTTCGTCGGGCCGGCGCGTACCGGCAAGACGATCGGTCTCGTCGACGGCTGGATCACCTACGCCGCGACGTGTGACCCGGGGGACTTCCTCGTCGTGCAGATGTCGCAGGACAAGGCGCGCGAGTTCAGCAAGACGCGTATCGACCGGATGGTGCGGCACTCGCCGAAGATTGCCGCGCTCATGAGCGTGAGCGCGCAGGCGGACAACACCTACGACAAGATGTTCGCCCATGGCATGTGGCTGCGCATCGGTTGGCCGACCGTGTCGCAGCTCTCGTCGTCGGACTACCGCTACGTCGCGCTCACCGACTACGACCGCATGCCCGAGGACGTGGGCGGCGAAGGCGCGGTCTTCCCGCTCGGCCTCAAGCGCACGCAGACATTCCTCTCGCGCGGCATGTGCATGGTCGAGTCCAGCCCGGGCCGGGAAGTGACGGATCCGCACTGGCGCCCGGTGACGCCCCACGAAGCCCCGCCGTGCGGCGGCGTGCTTGGCATCTACAACCAGTCGGACCGACGCCGTTGGTACTGGCGGTGCCCGCACTGCCGCGAGCCCTTCGAGGCCGCGCCCGGGCTCGGTCTCTTCGGCCTACCGGACGAAGACGAACTGCTTGAGGTCGTGCGCGAGGCCGACCTCGACGCGATGACGACCGACTTCAACCGTATCCTGTGCCCGCACTGCCGCAAGCGCATCGGACCGCACGCGAAGCGCGACCTGAACAGCGGCGGTCGATGGCTGTCCGACGGGCAGACATGGGGCGGCACGGACGCAATGGTGTCGCCGAAGGCCGGGTTCTGGCTCGGCGGTGTTGCTGCGGCGTACCAGTCGTGGCGGTCTCTCGTGAGCCGGCACCTCCACGGGCTGCGCGACTACGCGCTCACCGGGGAGGAGAAGGATCTCAAGGGCACAGCGAACCTCGACCAGGGCATGCCGTACACGAGCCGCGTGCTGTTGAACGCCGCGCGTGGCGCGAGCGGACCGGAGGACCGGAAGGACAAGACCCTCGAGCGGTACGTCTGCCCTCCGCAGACGCGATTCCTCGTCGCCAGCGTCGACGTCCAGGGCGGCACCCGAGCGCGCTTCGTCGTCCAGGTCCACGCCGTCGGTCCCGACCTCGAGCAGTGGATCGTCGACCGCTACGAAATCACGGACTCGATGCGCCCCGGCGTCGAGAGTGGTTTCGCGCCGATCGACCCGGCCCGGTACGTCGAGGACTGGGACGTGATCACCGAGAAGGTGATCCGATGCACGTACCGCACCGCGGACCCCACGAAGGAACTGCGCCCCGTGCTCGTCGTCGTCGACACCGGTGGCGAAGACGGCGTCACCGAGCGGGCGTACGCCTGGTGGCGCAAGCTGCGCCTGCAAGGAGTGCACAAACGCGTCTGCCTCAGCAAGGGCGCGAGCGCGAAGCAGGCCCCCCTCTTCCGCGAGACGTTCGTCGGAGGCCGCGGCGGGAAGGACAAGGGCGACGTGCCGCTCTACCTGTTCAACCCGAACCTCATCAAGGACACCATCAGCCACGGACTCAAGCGCGCGACGCCGGGCCCGGGGTACATCCACCTTCCGGCGTGGTTGCCGCGCTCGTTCTTCGACGAGATCCAGGCCGAGGTGCGCAACACCGACGGTACGTGGATGCAGATCCGCAAACGCAACGAGGCCCTCGACCTTGCCGTCATGGTCCGCGTCGGCATCCTGCGCCTCGGTGCCGAGAAGATCCGCCGGTGGGAGCGCGCGCCGTTGTGGGCCGCGCCGCTCGACCAGAACAGCGAAGTCCTCACGGTCGAGGACCGCCGCGACATGAAGTCGAACGAGCGCGTCGCGAGCGCGCCGGAGGTCACCGTGCCCGCGGCGCGGGTCCGACCGCGGCGGCGCGTGGCGACGTCAACCTATCTGCGCTAGCGCCCGACTCCCGTGCGCATGTCGATGTCCGGCACGATCACGTCCGGCTTGAAGACCACGCGGTAGCGGTAGATGTCCGCCGGCGTTGCTTCCGTCTGTTCGACGAAAAAGGTCACGTTGTCGGACAGCCCGAGGAAGTGTTTCTTGTACGAGGATGGTCCGGTCTTGCACGTCACGGACAGTCGACGCGTCTGGTCGCCGTTTCCGAGCGAACACAAACCCTCGATCGTCAACATGTACCCACCGGTGATGCCGTTGTAGAACACGATACGGCGCGGCACCTCGAACTGGTCGGCGGCCTTCGACAGGTTGTGAGACGCGACATCCGCGGCCGAATGACAGCCGGCGGTCAGTGCCGCGGCGACGAGCAGAAGGTACTGTTTCATTCGAGGGGCCCTCGTTTGGTTGGGATAGCCCGCGTGGTGCCTCAGACTGCGCAATCGCGCAATCCGACCGCGCAATCTCCTGTTGCGCAGGCGATACCATCGGCGCACACGAATTTTCGCGTGTGCGATCCCATGCCCATCACGCAAGACGACATCGACCGCATGAACGCGGCCATCGCTGGCGCGGAACGGCAGGTCACGATCGGCGGCGAGACGGTGATCTACCGGTCGACCGCGGACTTGATTCGCGCGCGTGACGACCTTCTCGGGCAAATTGCACGCGCCGACCCCGACGCACGCCGTCGGCAAAAGATCACGAAACTCGCGTATTCCGGGCGGGGGTATTGATGCTGGACCCCGTAGGAGCGGAGGCGCAACGGCTCGGCGTCGGTGACTTGTTCGGCGCGATGCCGGACCAAGTCGTGCGCGGTCGCGGCGCGACGCACAAGATCCAAGCCCGCTACGACGCCGCCGGCACCGGCCGGCGTGTCGCGCACTGGGTCGCCCCTGCGAGCGGACCGAACACGGCCGGTTCTGGTGCCGCGAAGGTTCGCGACCGCACGCGCGATGTCATCCGCAACAACTGGTCCGGCGCCTCGGCGTCGAACAAGTGGGCGACGGCGCTCATCGGCGTCGGCATTACTCCTCGGTTCAGCCGCATCAAGAGCAAGGAACGCCGGCAATACGTCACGGACCTGTACCGCCGCTGGGCGAAGGTGTGCGACGCCGACGGCGTGTCTAACTACTACGGGCAGCAGACGCTGTCCGTGAAGGCGCAGTTCGACGGAGGCGAGGTCTTCGTCCGCCGCCGCCCGCGTCCGATCGATCCGAAACGTTGGCCGGTCCCGCTGCAGATCCAGTTGATCGAGGCGGACCAGGTGCCGCCGTTCGATGCGGACCAGTGGACAGGCATGCCTCGGGGGCACACGATTCGCCGCGGCATCGAGCGCAACGCCTACGGCGACCGCGTCGCGGTGTGGGCGTACCGGGAGCACCCGGGCGACCGACCGCGGGACCTCTCGTCTCTCGACCCGTCGCGCCTGGTGCGCGTCCTGATCGAAGACGTGAGCCACATGTTCGAGCCGCATCGCGTCGGGCAGTTGCGCGGCGTCTCGGAGATGGCGGCGGTGCTCATGCGCGTGCGCAACACCGACGACCTCGAGGACGCGGTGCTCGAGCGGCAGAAACTCGCGAACTTGTTTGCGATGTTCGTGACGCGCCCTCCCGGCGACGACGGCACTGGCGACGTCGACCCGCTGACCGGCAAGCCGATCGAGTACGACAACGTCGAAGCCGCGCTCGCACGTCTCGAGCCCGGCCTGTCGATGGAGCTCGACCCCGGGCAGGATGTGAAGTTCGCGAACCCGCCCGAGGCCGGGACGACGTACAGCGAGTACATGCGTACGACGCACATGGCGACGTCCGCCGGGCTCGACCTGCCGTACGAACTCTACGCAGGCGACATCAAAGAGGTGAGCGACCGCACCCTGCGCGTCATCATCAACGAATTCCGCCGTCGCGCCGAGCAACGCCAGTGGCAGACCGTCATCCCGAAGTTCTGCGAGGTGACGATCGGTTGGTTCGCCGACGCCGCCCTGCTCGCCGGCCTTGTCTCGAAGGAAGAGGCCGACGCGATCCGCATGGCGGACTGGGCGCCGCACGGATGGGCGCACATCCATCCGGTGCAAGACCCGCAGGGCAAGATCCTCGAGGTCGACAACGGACTGCGCTCGCGGTCGAGCGTCATCGGCGAGCGCGGAGACGACCCCGAGGCCGTCGACGAAGAGCGCGCGGCAGACCAGCAGCGCGAGAAGGACCTCGACCTCTGGGTCGATCCGGCCGCAGTCGCGGCGCCCGGCGACGAGGTCGACACCGACGGCATCCCGCCCGGTGAGTACCCGCAGCCGAAGAAGGCGACGAAGAAATGACGTGCGCTTCGGGGCTGTCCATCTCCGCGGTCGCCGACCCGGTGACCCTGCACATCGTGCAGGGGCTCGACTTCGGGCCGATTGAAGTCGTGATCTCGAATCCCGACAACACGCCGATGAACCTCACCGGCGCGACCGCAGAGGCGCAGATCCGCCGCAGGGCTTCGGACACCGAAGTGGTTGTCGCCTTTTCGACGTCGATCGTCGCTCTCGCCGGTAAGGTGATCCTCAGTCTCTCGCCGGCGGCCAGCACCCTCGTGCCTGCCGTCGAGGACCCCAGCGCGCCCGGCAGCCGCAGCGTGTGGGACCTCGTCGTGCGCGACACTCTCGGGCGCCTCGTGCAGATCGTTCGTGGTGACGTCCGTGGCTACTTGGTGGTGACGCGATGAGTGTCGTGATCACACCGCCGGATGTCGTCGATGTCCGGATCACGCCGCCGGACGTCGTCGACGTACGGATCACACCGCCGCAGGTCCTTCGTGTCACGCTTGGCGCGCAACAGGGCCTCGCAGGGCCGCCAGGTGCGAGCAACGCCGCGGCGTCGTACGTCGCGAGCGGCGCGATCTCCGGACATGTCGTCGTCGCCGAGACCGCGCCGGGTGTCGTCACGCCCGCAGATCCGACCGACCTCGGTCACGTCCTGCGCGTCGTCGGCGTCACCACGCATGCCGCTGTCGACGGGGCACAGGTACTCGTGCGGTCTGCTCGCACGCTCGAGCACGGCGGGTGGACGTTTACCCCCGGTGCGCGCGTCTACGTCGGCGCGTCCGGCGCGCTCGCACAGACGCCGACGCCAGCCGCGGTGTTTTCGCAGATCGTTGGCGTCGCGTTGACACCTACGATCGTTTTACTCTCGATTCAACCACCCATCATCCACTGAGGAAGCCATGCCCGCGAAGAAACTACTGCGTCTCATCAGCGGTGTCGTCACCGAAGTCTTCGGCGTGCAGACCAGCGCCGGTGCCGGCAACGCTGGAGACATCGTCGCGCTCGACGACACGGGCAAGATCGACGCCACGATGATGCCTGTAGGCATCGGTGCCGATACGAAGGTCATCCAGGCCAGTGAAGCACTCGCCGCCGGGGACTTCGTCAACGTCCACAACGCCAGCGGCAGTGCGCGGGTCCGCAAGGCCGACGCGACGACGGCGGGCAAAGAGGCCGATGGCTTCGTGCTCGCGGCCTTCGCGAGCGGCGCCAACGCGACGGTCTATTTCGAAGGCACGAACACCCAGGTGTCGGGCGCCGTGCCCGGCCCGGTCTTCCTCCAGACGACCGCCGGGCAGTCCGGCGCGGCGGTGCCGGCCACGGCTGGCAACGTCGTGCAGCGTCTCGGCGTCGCCGTCAGCGCGACCGAGATCAACTTCGAGCGTGGCGTGCCGGTTACGCTGGCCTGACCGTGGCGACTCGGCGTCCCTTGGTGCTCGTCGACGGCGGAGTTGCTGAACTCCCGCCTGCGGACAGCGTTCCCGCACCAGGACTCGCGGGGGTGGACCTAACGCTGCCCTACTCGTCGCGAGGCACGGCGACCGCGACGATTGCCGTGCCAGGGATCGCGTCGACGTCTCGAGTGATCGCGGGCCTCGCGCCACGCGGGGACAACGACGCTGACGACATCGACGACTGGACTATCGTGGTCGAGCCGACGACCGACGCGCTCGCCGTGACGATCTCGTGTGCCGGGTGCTTCGGCGGCGACTTCTCGATCTACTACCAGGTGACCCCATGAGCATCCTCAAGAACTTACTCGGGGCGTTCATGCCGCACCCCGAATCGCGCCGGGCGTCGGGGACGCTCTCCGCGTTGAACGCCGAGCTCGTGTTGGACGTCGACGGCGACGACAGCGCGGTGGTCTACCTCGACGGCGGCGGCGCAACGCTCAATGCGACGTACGCCGTCGAGGGCAGCCCTGACGGCGTGAATTACTTCCTGCTCGCTGCCTATCCCTACGCACCGGGGTGCGCGGGCGGCACGATCCCCGTCACTGCGCAGCCGCTCGCCTCGGAGGCTGTCAACGCCGCGTCCGCCAAACGCATGCTCTGCGTTGCCGTTGGTGGGCTGCGGAAGATCCGCGTGAGGCTCTCGGCGTACACGGCCGGCAGCGCTGCTGCTGTGATCAACGCTGACACGTGTGCGTCGTTGCTGCCGTATGTGCGCGACCAGAAAGCGGCGACGCTCCTGATCACGGCGACAGCGGCGAGCGGCTCTGCGGTAACGGCGACGCTGCCGGCAGCGGCGGGGTTCCGGCACTACATCTATCGCATCAGCGTCGTGCGCTCGCTCACTACGGTGCAGACAGCGTCTGCGACGCCGACACTCGTCACGACGACCAACATGCCAGGATCGCCGGTGCTGACGCTCGGCACCGACGGCGGTGCGTTGGGTGTCGACAAGGAAGCAGTCCTTGAGTTCGGGGGCGCGGGCCTCTCCGCGACGGCGGTGAACACCGCAACAACGATCGTGTGCCCGGCGACCACGGGAGTGATCTGGCGCGTCAACGTCGCGTATCGCCTCGGGCTCTGACTCAACGCTGAAAGGGAACACACACATGACGCTCGTCATCAATCCAACGAATCGAGAGGCGCCGCTGCGCGTCGACGCGACCGGTGCGCTTGTCGTCGCTGGTGGTGGCGGGGGTGGAGGCGGTGGAGGCGGAGACGCCAGCGCCGCGAACCAGGTCGCAGGCAACGCCAAGCTCGACACACTGATCGCGCGTGCGCCGACGCCGGTGAACAGCGCGGGCGCCCCTCTGCCACTCGACTTCGACTACCTGCCCGAGACCTACGGGTACACGAGCGGCGCCCTCACCACGATCGTCCGTACGAAGGGCGGGTCCACGTGGACCCGCACCCTCACCTACGCCTCGGGAGTCCTCACCGCGATGAGCGCGTGGGTGCAGACCTGATGGCGACGCTCGCACAGTTAATCGCGGCGGGTGTGCCGGCCGGCGTGACGCCCGGCCAAGCGGCAATCATGAACGCGATCTTGAACCCACCAGTGTACCGATACTGGCGACTCCGCATCACCGCCAACGACGGAGATGGTTCCTACGTATCGATGAGCTACTTCGCCCTCTTTGACGGCGCAACATCGCTTACGGAAACCTACGCAACGAGCAGCTCTCAGTACACCGCCAGCAGCAGCATTGGCGACGCGCCGTTCTCCCTGCGCACAACTGCCGATGACAACGGCTCGGAGTGGGTGGGGTCTCTGCCGTTACCGCAGTGGGTAGCGTTCGATCTTGGCGCCCCCCGTTCAGTGACGGGATACCGCGTCAAGAGTCAACGTTCCGTCCCAAGGCGCACACCGACGGCGTGGACGCTGCAGGCCAACAACAGCAGTGCGCTGAACGACGCACCGTGGGTGACGCAGCACGCAGTAACCAGCAGTACTGGGT